GCAAAATCAGTCCAAAGAAAAGGCCAAGCCGGGTTTCTATAATAAATATGATAACTTTTTAAATTAAAATTCCTTAAACAAATATGGTCGAATGTTTTAAATCCGGGCCACCAAATAGATAATGCTTCGGCAATACCATCATTACTTCCAACAGAAGCCCATTGAGAATTAACATTCCTATCCCAAATATTATCAGAAGTTCCAGCACCGCTTGACACGACTATGCCCGAAGTATCTTCTGTCCAATTCTTTCCAAAAAATTTCATACTGTTATATTCCTTCTGTCTAGTTTATTGATATTATCTTTAACCATCTTAGCAAAAGCCCGGGCGTCGGCCGGCTTACCCATAAAAGCCCCGGTCTGAATAGTTATATTAGCACCGATACCGCCCTTGTTTAATGGGATAACCGCTTCTGGCCCGGCTTCGCCGATAATTGCATTGGTAGGTCTTGTTACAATTCCACCCTTAGCAAGCTTAACTGCGTTGATTGCCGCAAGGCCTGTGGCTACTGCGGCCGCAATAATAGGCAAACTAGCAAGGCTACCGCCCATAGTCATTGGAGCAGAAGCAAATGCTTTAGCGGTTTCTGCCGCACCCCACGCTTGAATCTCACCCCTCAATCGTTTCTTTACACCTTCTTCAAATGCCATATTCATAGTGTCTTTATAGACATCACCGGCTTCACGCTGTTCAGTTTGTAGCCCGGAATAAGTGTCTGCATTTACTTTTAATTGGGCGTCTGATTCTTCTTTTGTTTTTGCTGTTGTTTGTTTTGTTGATTTTTGCTTTGATTCTTCTGCTTTTTTCTGTGCTTCCCGGTCTGCCGCCATTTGTTCAGCAAATGTTTTTGCTCTTTTTTCAGCCTCACCTTTAGCGAACTCGGTTACTTTTGCTTGAGCCGCGTTTGTATCTTTAACCCAAGTGTCCATCTTTTTGCCAACAAAACTCATTACCTTGGTAACCAATCCAATAACTTTTTTAATTGGCTCGATTATAAAATTATAAATTGCTTGGCCAACTAATTTAACTACATTCATAAGCCCTTGATTTTGTTTAACGGTATAAGCAATGGCGTTACTTAATTCACCTAACCAGTTATAGCCTTCAATAATAAAATCTGTAAATCTACCAAGTGCCTTTATTGAAAGTGTCAAAGCAGGAATCAATTTATCAAATAAATCTGCAATTATACTTCCTATTTTTTCTTTAAAATCTCCAAATTGATTTGATAATTGTTTCATCCGGCCGACACTGGTTAAAGCACTTCCCTCTGCAAAGCCTTTAAAGTTCTGATCCATTATCTCGGTTAATACATTTATTTTTTCTTCGCCCTCGGCAAGATTAAATGCTTCGCGTTGAACGTCGGACATTACAATTCCATATCTACCTAATGCACCGGCTCCCATCGTCATTGACTTACCTACGGCGACGGCGATATCTTGTAATTCAACCTCTGTGCCGGATAGTTTTTGAACAGAAGCCGCCATATCTAAAAGACGAGGGGTTAATTTTTTCAATGAATCTTTTTGTAATGCAAAAGTTGAAAGCATTGCCATAGCATTTGCAATTTGTTCATCGCCGAAAGTAGTAACTTTTTGTAATGCCTTAGCTTCTTCCATTAAGGCCGCGGTGTCCTCTTTAACTAGATCAGTTCTTTTCCCGGTTAAGTCGGCCACGTTTTGAATACCAGCCGCAAGCTTGGCTTCTGCTAATTCTTGTTTTTGAAATGCTTTTGTTGAACTGGTAACAAAATCAACAACACCTCTGGTTAAAGTTTGGAAAAGATTTACCGCTAAAATACCTTTAGCAAAACTCATCCATTGCGATTTCATTCCGCTAAAAGTTTTTTTTGCCTTTTTCTCGACCTTGCCTAAACCCTTTTGGATATCCTCAAGCCCCCGGCCAGATTTAACCGCACGATATATTAATTTAATTTCTTTTTCAGTCGCCATGTCTTTGCATTGCCTTTATCTCCATATCTGCAATCTTTGCCTGCAATAGAGCCATCTTTGCATGAAGATTATATAAGTTTATAAGAGTAATGATTAAGCCAATAAAAATAAATAGGGGTGCTAAATCAAATCTAATGATAAGATATAACGCCCCTACTACGAATAGAATATTTAAAACTATTTGAATTGCTTTAGCCCATTTAGGTAACATATTATTACCTCTAGTGAACTGCTACGCCATCATATAAATAAACATGCAATGGAGTATTTACCCCATAAATGTTATCCGCAAAACACTCGAACTCAATAGGCTGTGTCAATAGTTCAGAAGCACCAACCTCTGGCATATTATTTTTGTATCTTACCAACGGCATATCGATAATCATTTGGTAAGGTTGGCCCGGGGCAATTTCTTCGCTTGAAGTATAAATAACCCGGAGTGCCATATCTGTGAATTGGAAAAATCTTTCATATTCATCCCAGTTTTCAAAGTCGATTGTAAATGAACCACCAAAGATGGGCCTATCAAGTAATGGCTGATTCATTATGGTTTGGCCTCCGCCGACCTTCCAATTCTCTTGCTTTATTGAACGATTATATTTTAGATTTACATCATCACAATAATAAGTTACTGCCCCGGCGTTAGCGGTGAGTGCCGCTTGCCAAAATACAAAAGGAAATGTTTCGGTATAAACTGCGGCCTCGGCAACACCGGCGTCCTCTCGACTACCGGCTCCGATTGCTTCAACCTCAAGCAGATTTTCGTTATCTTGCGTTAAGTTTAATTCACCAATCTTAAAACCACTACAATCTCTTGGTAAAGTTAATCCTTTTCGCATTGTAACTGAAAGCTGTCTTGCGGCGGCAGTTCCTTCAATATATTCATGTCTTACAACACCCGGGGCAATTACAACATCAGATATTGCGTCGCCCAAGAATGAAGCCCAAGTTAATCCCATAACGTGCGGATAACCATTAAAAGTAAACCCACCGTTTAATGCTCGTCTGCCTTGAACAGGCACATGAGCAAACCGGCTCGCCCTCATCTCCGAGCCTCTCTCTAACCACGCCATATCCCCTTTTATATTTTCTTTTTTCAAAGGCACGAATAGCGTCGGTGCTTGATATACACCCCAAATATTTTCTTTTGTTAATCCGAGATAACTATCATATCCATAATTAGGCATTTAGTGTGTCCTCCTCTATTTTTTTATCTTCTTTTACTTCTTCAACAGGTTGACCAATTTCATCCTCGACTACTTGCTCTATTGGCTTTTCAACCTTTTGTTCTTTTGGTTTTTCGTTTGATTCCCATTCCGGCGTTGAAGTTCTCGTCGATAAATCCATTAAACTTTTATAATCCTTTTCAGATATTCTTATTACTTGTCCGGGTTTTATATTCCCGATATATCCTCCATCAATACCTTGAACCGAGCATGGCCTATCTCCGATATATTTAATCTTTTTCATTTTTCACTCCTTTATCTTTGTCCTACAAAGAAATATCGACAATCACAAACTATTTCAATAACCACATGAGCAGAAACATTCTGCCCAATATTGTCATAACCGGCTGTCCTAATTTTTGGAAAATGAGCCGTGTTATCATAACTTAAATCATCTGTCGTTCCATCTGGTTTCATTTCAAGAGCATTTTTTATGTCTGCTTCTAATTTATAAAGCCCAATAAAATTTGAGGTTGGATCCTCAAACATAACATCTTTTTTATACTCAATCCGATCTTTAACATAAAGAATACCCCGGATTTCTAAAACCAAAAAATCTTGTTTTCGTTTTGGAAAGTCGGCATATTCTTCATCAGCACCCATAGCACTAACCACAATACAAGGCATATCAGCCGATAAAACAACATCGCGGTTAAAATCGTGAATGTTTTTAATATAGGCCGCAAGCGTAGGGTTTCCCCTTAACCTTTTCATAACCTCAATATGAACATTGCCTTTATTGGTTGCCATTATTTAAAAACTCCATCAATCATTTGTAATATTTTTCGTTCCAATCGTCTATCAATAGCGTCAAAGGTTTCATTAACAACATCAAGGAATTTTTTGCCGGGTGATATCCTAATTCCTTTAGGAGCTCCTGCAAACTTACTTTTTTTCTTTTTACCATATCTTATTTTAGGCGTATAACCAACTCGGTTAATAACTTGCCATGATAATTGATTAAGCCTTCTAGGAGCACCCCAAGCACGCCTTGATAGCCCAGTGTCTTGAGGATTGGCCCTCTTGACCTCTTTGTTTAACTCAAGTGCGGCGTTTCTAATCGTATCTCCAAGCCCATCAACAATTTTATCTTGTGTTTCAATTAGCCATTTAATATGCTTAGCCAAATTAGGTTTCCATTGTGTTTTTACTTCTACCATATTTCAACCTTCTTATATTTTTTATAAACACTTTGTATATAATCAGGAAAACTTGTTACGATAACTGACTGATCGATCCCCTCGGCTGTTGTGTAAGTAACCGTTTTCAAATTAGCCATAATAGACGCTATCTCAATGGCAAGTTGTCTAATGAAGTTAGGCACAACCGGATTCCCGGCCGAGTAACTTAACACTAAACCATGCGGCTCACAAAGCCAATCCATCGCACCCTTAATATAAGTCTTATAAACATAAAAATTTGTGTCTTTAACTTGTGTTGTGCCGTTATAAATCAAAGAAAATACCTGATCTATTGGATAATACTTAGGGAAAATTAAAGTGTCCTCAATAGTATTGGTTTCATTATCATGCGTTTCAAGGAATCCCCTCATATTCCAAACCCGTTTAGTTTCAACATCAATTAGCATTGAAGCCTTTGGGATTATCTGAATTATCTTTTGGTTATAGTTGGCGTTGTATCTATCAAGTAGACAAAACCTTTTAATATCGGTAAAAGTGCAATAATTATCATTTGCAATTATCTCAAAAGCGTTAGCCAAAGAATAAGTCCCCCCGGCAGAATCTACAACAACTAAATTATACGTTCCCCTCATCGCACCATACACATCAAAATCACAAGTGATTTGAATTGTTGATTCTAATTTAAAATTAGTGGCTTGAATATCAGGTGTGGGCGGAGCCGGAGCCGGCGGCGGTGCTCCACTATATTCTAAATAAGCACTCACCAATATGGTTGTAAAATCTATACCGGATATTTCTACCTCAACCAATCCAACATCGGCTTCACTATTTGGGGTTATTCCCGTTATTGTTATCGCCAATTATAGGCACTCCTTTTTCAACAATCATTCCGCGTGGCATATCTATTTCCCATTTTTCGCTAGGAATTTCTTTGTTAACTCTTAAAATATTGCTAACAAAGTTGGTCATATAAAAATTAAAGACATCCATTTCCATTCTTAAATCACCAAGCCGTTTCGTTATACTTATAAGCACTTGGTGTTCTTTCGAGTCAAGTTTGATTTCCTTCTTCTTCAATATGTCCTTCTTATCCATTCATATCTCCTTTATCCTTGTATTTGGACCGGTCTTAATTGGCTCGGGTGAACTTGCCAACATTTTACATAATCAAGATAAATTGTTTTTCTCATATCTGCTGTAGTTACTAATCTAAACATTGGCTCAAACAATGTTCCCGGCACATTGGCGGCCGGCACTTGTAAAACATGCTGATCATTATAAAAGATTTCTATTGTTGCCGTTCCCGGTGCTCCAAAATTAGTTCTGTTTGAAGCAATAGCAAACCTTTGATATTCAGTAATTGGCATTGGCTCAAAGCCTAAATCCCAAGTAGTAAATACTCCACCGTTCATGCTATCAACTCTGAAAGATCCAAGCCCGGCGGCGTTACCAAACCTTCTAATAAATAAATAGTTGTTTGCGTCAAACCAACAACCAAATTGAAGTGCTGAATCAGCATGCGTATTTCCAATATAAGCGAATTGAGCTTCAAGCCAAAAGTTATGATCACGAATTAAGAATGGATTTCCACCAGTAAATAATTGGATCTCATCATTTTGAAATCCGCTAGTTGATAAGTCAAGAATACCACCAACACCGGGTATCAGTGTTGCCGTGCTTGCTCCAACTATGGCCGTGTCCCATTCAGGTCTTAAAGTTTCACCGATAAAATCATCATGTAAAAATAAACTTCTGGTGTGTCTGTTGTTCATCCAATCAAGGAAAGCATGCGTCCAGCCAGTGGTTTTATATTCTGTAAACCGATATCTTGGCCCCATCCAATCTAATGGATTAGTTGTGTCCTCGATACGCGAACCGATTATATTGCTGGCCGTGTAACTATAAGTTAACCCCTGATAATAGGGGTATTTTTGCGTAACTGTATCTAAATTATCACTATTTACTACGCCCATTGTTTTCTCCTTAAATCCAGTATGTAATTTCTGCTACTGTTACAACCGTCGTTGACCTAAAATAAATTGTTAAAGGAGCCGGTAAAGCCAAGGCCGCTTCTTCTAAAGATGATCCCATAAACAATGTTTCATATGCAACCATTGCGGCGTCATAACTAATATTAGTTGTGGAATTTATTGCTCTGGCCTTTATTCTAAATCGTTTGGCGGCCGTTGGTATTGAGAAATTATAAATAGTTCCTATTACCGGCATATCAATATTAACTTGAACCGGTGCTACTACTGTAAGCCCGGGAATAATTATCGGGCCAAGGCCAGCGACTGTTACTTTCCATCTTATATCAGCCGGGTTAGTCCAATCAATTAAATCCTCGAGATGAAAAAAATCATCACCAACCATTATGAATTTATCGGTAGCAGGGTGCATGTATCTTTGTTCTGGTTCTGCCATTATTTACACCTCTTTTTGTTCTTAGTTTTCAACCGCTTGTTACCCTTACCATCTTTTTTTATATAGTCTGAAATATCTGGGAAAGGAAAAGCGTGTCGCCTCTCCTCTCCCTCAATATAACTATCCTTCTTCTTAGTAACCATCCTTATTCTTAGACGGAATCTTTCCAATATCCTGATACTGTAAGTTTATTACTAATTCCATAAACAACTAATTCAATTGGACAATCTATTGCAGAATTAAAAAGATTTTCACCCCTGATCGATACCATAGGGGTTGCCAATGTTGGATGAGTATCATCAAGCGGAATAGCTAAATCATTTAACATTCGCCTAACTCTAGTTCCAGCAGGGTAACTAAAACTCAAATTCTGAGTTAAAGTTATCGTATGTCCAACAATCGCCGCAATATCGTTTGCTTCTTGAGCTATAACATTTCTATTAGAAGCGATATGTAGCTTTGAACCTACGCCAATTCCCCACAAAGAATCTACAACAATTTGATTCGTCCCGGCATTAGCTGGATTAGCAAGCCTTTTAATCCAAGCGGCACTATATTGCTCTTCCTTGCTAACCCTATAAACATCAACACCGCCGGGAGCACCACCGCCACTAGCTCCACTAATCATCATAAGATTCGTAACAATAATTTCAGAATCCTTTTCTGCTGGAATAAAAACATTAGCAGAAGTTGGTGCGGTTGATCCTGATACATCACATTCGGAAAAAGCCCTGAGATTGTGCATGTAAGACATTTTATAAATCCTCCTTAACCTTTTTTTATTGAAGGTTTAGTTTAAGTCCAAACCCTCTAGGTATTGACTACCTATGATATTTCTATCAAAAGACTTTCCTAGAAATTGTTAGTTGATCAGACTAACTAATTAACTAGGGATTAATTCCTGTTATAACGGAAATCTTTGGTCTTGCGGGAGCCGCAATAGCCAATCCCGTTCTCTTTACCGCCCTAAAACTTGATCTATCGTAACTAAAATCTTCTCCGTCTAATCCGTTAGATATAATAATTCCACCTTTATTAGCAACAAAGGTTTTCTTAAACTCCCCAACAAACATTACAGATTGATTTAGTCCAGCACCAAGATTCGTTGGAATATTACCATCTAAATAAACCGGGCGACCATAAATGGTTGCCGGTGTGCTTGTGGTAGGATTCCCCCACAAATACTGGCCGTTCGCGTCTTTAAGAGTCATCAAAGTGCCAATATCTCTAGGATTAATTAAAAACGCTAAATCTTTTGCACCATTTTGTAATGCAAGTGTCATTGCGTCAATAATATCATCGAAGGTTAGAAGCACGCCAGACGGGACGATATTAACACCGGCTTGGTTAAGCAATCCAGTAATAGGATCACCAGCACCACCAGTTCCAACTAACATTGCCCTATCTTCTTCGTTACCAATTACCTCTGCAAAATTCTTGATAAGAAATTGGCTTGCTGACGGATTACTATCTTCAAGTTCTTCATCTGTAACTTTAACCAATGAGCATAATTTATATGCAGTAAGCGTTAACTGACCCCACACTGGTGTGCTTTCAGTTTTCTTACCATTTTCATCGATCCAATATGCAGACGAACCTGACAATAATACTGGCCAATTCTTAACAAATCCAGTCATCGGGACTGCTGTGCAAAGTCCTCGGATAACTTCATAAGTCAAAGATTCATCAATTATCTGTTGTGCAAACTCTGGCGGCACAAGAAATCCACCACCGGCATTTACACCCTCTACCATAATCTTTTCATCTTTAACAAATGACATATCGTATTTCTTCAAAAGGTATTGATCTCTATATCTAATAGCTTTCAATACTTCTGCAAAATTACGATCGCCTTCACCCTTTTCTTTAATTATTCCGGGAAATTGCATCTTTTTTTCTTTAATCGTTTTCTCAAGCACTGTATCAATCATTTTCTTAACTTGATCTTCGGAAAAGGTTTTACCCTTATTCTCTAATTCCTTTTTCTCAAGTTCTTTCTTCTCCAATTCTTTTTGTTCAGCAGTTTTCGACTCATCCATTACTTCCTTAACTTGTCCTGCGATCATATCCTTTAATTCTTTTTCGTCAACTTCAACTTCAATATTTTTCGACATTGTTTGTCCTCCTCTTTTTCTTTAGATAATGCACTTAAAACTTGAGTTAGCATTTCTTGAGCATTTCTTATTTTCCCCTCATTTGATTTTGAGAGGACACGCCCGGCTTTCTCACCTTCGGCTAAACCCGTTTGATGATCGCCAGATTCGTTGTTCTTGCTCATTAATACGTCCTCATTATACGGCGATTGAATACCCTTTGGCCCATTCTTTGTGGTTAAAGCGTCCTCATCCGCACCAATTCCAACTAATGAAATCTCGACAATATCAGCTAATGTTAATTGTTTAGGGTTATCAGGGTTTTCATGTAACCACTTTCCACCTATGCTTAAAGCCCGGCCGTGGCCTTCATTATAAACAGTCCTAGCATGCCTTACTTTTTCTTGATCACTCTCACTAAATATTGCTTTAAATTTTAATCCTATATTATCCTCAAAAATATGGCCGCCATACTTAGGGTTAAACGACCCGGCTATGCTTCCAGTGCTATTATCATGGTCTAATAATAAGACTGGATGTTTAAGAAAACTTTTTAACTCATAAACATAACCCCTCTTTGCCGGATATACAGTAGGGATATCACCATAACGATCTTCTTTGTTTTTCGTATTGGCATAACCCTCAATAAATATGCGGCCGTCATCCATCTTTCCTGATTTAAAACTGGATATGGCAAACTGTTTATTTTGCTTCTCCGGAGCACCTCTGCCGGGCCCGGGCCTTTCCGCCCTTCTCATCTCACCGCCACATTCAGAGCATAATATATCCTTACAATGTTTATCACTCTCCATTTTATGGCCGCACTTGATACACTCACAACTAAACTTTTTAATATTCTCTGTTTCCATGTTATCTTCTCCTTCTATTGCTTCTTCTATTTGTTCTTCCTCATCATCACCAGTAGCCGGCTCAAACTTAATATAAGTTATGTCATTATCTTTAAGCCATGCATTAGCCTCCGCCTCGGTGAACTTATCAATGCTAAAATGATAACTCTCGATAATCATAGGATCATCCTCACCGGTTTCACCCTTCAATTTGCCTATAATTACTCGTATGCCTTTTTCAACGTCCTTGCTTCTAAACGACGTTTGACTAAAATCTTTTGGATCACGAACTCTTGCAATATGTTCATTAGGTAATGACATTCTACTCTCCTATTCCCCCACCCCAAACGACGGCACGAATGTCCCGGTGTGGTTAGGGTGAAAATCTAAATCATACGAGGCTTCAACAGGCACATGCACTTTCCCACAATCATAATCAGGCTCAATCATTGTGCAACCTATTACATCTAAAAACTTAACCCCGGCTTCATCATATCCATATATAGCACCACTGTCATAAGAGTAAGCACTTTCAGTCCGGGCAATTCTTACCGCTTCCCAGCCTTGCTTCCTAGTCATAACCGTTGATACTCTAGCTTTTAATTGAGGGATTGATTCACCTTCTAATAATCCAGCATTTAAAGTGCTATCTAATTGCTGTAAGGTAGTGTTTTCAATTCCTTTGATTCTCTTACCTAATTTGCCTATCCTCTTTTTAAATTTAGGATTCTTTAATGGATCAGTTGGCGGCTCGGAGTTCATGGCCCCGGACACATTATCAACTGCACCCAATGATAGGTTAACAGATATTTGCTCCATTGATTCCTTATATCGATTATATGAACCAGAGTTCTCAAACCTACCAACAAAATCAGTTGCCTTGCCATCGGTTATGATCAATCCTTTTTCGGTATCTAACTCATCAATCATATCCATAACTTCATTAGTAAGTTCTTTCATGTATTTCTTGGTGGCCTTTTTATATTTAACCCCTATTTTACGCTTAGTTAAATTAGCCAACCTTAATAATAATTGCTGTATGTTAACTGCTTTGGATTGATTAACATCTGTTAATTTATGATTATGTCCGCATATTTGTTTTTCAGGTGTGGTTTCAAGTTCCTCATTAAAGGCTTCTGCCACTTCTCCTGTAATTGGAATTAAGGACATCGGCAGATAATAAGTGTTCATGGCCGGCTCATTCGTTACCTCTGGCAGATCTAAATAAAGCTCGCGTGCTTCATTAGGCGTCAATAATCCCTTGTCCAGCCCTGTTGTCGCTAATTCCATAAATTCTTTTTCATCTCGGTTAACTACTTCCTCAAATTCATAAGTCCAGCTAGGGTTAAACAAACTAACGATTTCAGCCGTTATAATGAGCTCTAGCCGTGTTAAAAGAGGTTTTAGGGTGTCCTTACGGTAAGAGTTCTCTTGCTCTTTTGTGTTAGCATAACTAGCATATTCAAGGATTCCAGCCTTTGCCGGCGGCACACCAAACATTGATAGGATTTCTTCTCTCGTAAACTTTCGTTGCTCCATAAAGGCCATGTCTTGCTGACTTAAACCCATTTGTTTATATTGAGTGCCTTGCTCAAGCAATAAAGGCTTTTGCATTTTCTTATAACCTGTATGCCGGGATTGAAATTGTTTTACCAATCGTTTATAGGTATCATTATCTAAAACACCCTCATTGCTTAATATAGCGGCCGGACTTGCTCCTTGTTTAAAGAAATTCCAATTATAACCAGAAGCGGCGATCTCGGTATCATAAACAATCTTGCACGCTTCAATCTTACCCATACCATAAAAAGGATTTCTAGGGTTAGGTAATTTAATATGGATAATATCCTCTTTCTTAAAAGATATTTTCCTACCATCTAAATTGTATTGATAACCAGCAATAAAATCAGTCCTTGACGGCACGACTTCCATTCTGTCTGGTCTTAAAAGATACAATTCAGTTGGTAGATTTTTCATGTTAATTGAATCTTTTAAAATATAAGCGTTACCAGTTAAATCTAAAAACCAATTCAAGGACTCTTTAAACTCGAACCAGTTCATCAATTTATTAGGCTTTGTGAAAAGTTTGTTAAGCCCTTCACTCTTTACTTCTTCACCCTTCTGGTCATAGACAAATCCTTTAACAGTAGCAATGCTTTCACCCCGGATTGATACACATTTATAAACCCATGATATTGTTTGGGCCGCGGATAGATAACTGTTGTAATCATTGAAATTGCTTTTAGGATATACATCAGCCATAGAAAGCGGGATCATAAAACTTTTCGCCTTTGAAAACATCTTTTTAAAAGTGTCTACCATTCCCATATTTTAATCTCCTAAATATCTGGCTTGAATTGTTTTAACATTGCTGTTATTGGTTATCGCCAGTGCTAAAGCCCATACATAATCGTCATGTTGTCCTGTCTGATGAGTGTATCGAGCATTATTGCTCTTTGTTATCAATCTTTGCAAACCGTGTAATTGATTCGTTAAGATCATGTTATAAGGAATCTCAATCTGTTTATCCTCAAATACAACCTTTAAATCAATGGCCATCTTCTCTTTAATTGCGTTGGTGAATGATACTCCCTCAACCCGGCTGTGATGGGCGTTATGTAAATCCTCATAGAGTTTTTCGCCCACGCCCGTTCTGTCCATTCTTAGTTTGGTTATTCTAGCAATCTTAAAAGCCTTCTCAATATGCTGTAGTTGAACTTGATAATTAATCTTCTTCCATTCCTTGATATGCCGAGTTATCCACTTATCCCCATCCTTTTCCACAACATAAAACACACCGCTATCAACCAGTTTACCCGGGTCATATCCAGCATACAGAGGGTTTTTAATGGCCGATAACTGCTCAAGACTTAGGTTTGTTAATTCTTCATTCCAGCAAGCCTTAATAAGTTCATAAGGAAAGAAGGCTGAAATATCATCAACGAATTGGCAACAATGCTCTTGCTGAAAAGAATCCTCATCAATTGAGTTGCGGCAGAAGTCTAAATCAAGCGGACAACCTTGTGCTATTGCGTCATAAATATCAACTTTGATTTTGTCATAATCATTATTGCCATCCCATAGTTTAAAAAATTCGCCAGCCTTACCAAACGGAGTAGATCCAATAAGTAGTTTCCTTTGCTTATCCCTTCTTGAGAGTGCCGGGACTAATGCAGTTAACATCTTCTTATCTTTTTTATAATGGCTAAACTCATCAAGATAAATCTCATCTGGTGAATAACTTCTAGCAGAATCAGGGTTTTGTGGTAAGGCCAAGAAGCGTGAGCCGTTAGGTAATTTAATTTCAGAAAACTTATCAACCACCGGGGTTATATTGTTTATCAATAAAAATATTCTTATCTTGTCCAGCCATTCCCCGGCCAGCCGTTGTGCTACTGAAATATATAAGGCGGTAAACCCGGGGCCGTTAAGCCCCCTTAAGTAAGCCCTTAAAGCTAATGAAAAAGAAAAGCCAATCTGTCTTGATTTATTATATATCTGTTTAGGCGAATCATTTAAAACTATCTGCTTCTGATAGTTATATAATGATACTGGATTATCTATATCCTTAATTGTCTGCGTTTGCGTTTTGTTTTGGCAAAGTAATTCCAAAAAATTCTCCCCATTTTAATACAAGATCATCATATGATACTTTAAAACTAATCGGCTCTTTATGAATAAAGCCTAATTCCTGTAGCTTCTCAACCAGTTCTTTTTGCACCCGCCACACTTGAGCCCATTGTCCATTCTTTGCTAACCTAACCTTGGCAATATCGGCCACCCTCATGGTTTCAACCGCTACACTTTTAATATCTACATCATCAATTAAACAAGCCTGTTCATTCTTAAAGTCTTTTTTTAATTGTTTAATTCGTGATTGTGAATAACCAACAATGTGAGCAATTTCATAACTAAATAAATTACCCATCTCTAAAAGATGGAAAACTAAAACCTTCTTATCATCTTGGGATAGGTCATTAGTGGTAATAACCTTGCTTTTTAAGTTCTTTAAAATGATCGCCGCATTTTCGGACATTAGGTTTGCCCCTTTTATACATAGAATTATTATACTGAAACACTCTCAATATACGGCTATTGAAGGGTGTTTGGCCCACTTAACTTAAATATTGCTTAAACAATTCAGCTTTTATCTTTCTTTTTATATTGATAAATCTTCTGCGTATCGTTGTTCTAGGTATCCCAAGAATCCTTGAGGCATTGCGTAAGGATGGGCGTTTAATTGTCCTATAACTTTTTAACCCAAAAGAGCAACAAACTATCCTTCGTTCTTCCCTATTTAATATATCCAACAATTCTTCTATTAATACTAAACGATCATTATTTAAAAACCGCCAACATTCATCATAACGGGCGTTTTGTATTTTCATTTAACAGCTCTTTTATCCTTGCTATCCATTCTCGGCCAACTGCTTCCCAAGTTATTTCTGTAACCCAATTATAAGCGTTATTGATAACAGACTTAAACTTCTCCCTTGATTTATAAACCATCTCAATTTTCATGGCTAGGTCATCAGTATTAACAACCGGCCGCACCCTGTAAAAGTCCTCATGAGTGCAAACAGTATTATTACAGTTCACAAATAATGTCCGGCTATCATCGCCTATTTCAATCAAACTACTGTGTGGCGGGATTATGGTTAATAATTTAGTAGCCATTGCCTCGGTTACTGTTAAGCCCCACCCTTCGCCCATTGTAGTAGTAATATACAGATCAGCACAATTATAAATCTTGTTTAGGGTTTCTATCGAGCACCCTTTAATAACATCAAGGTTTTGAGTTAGTTTTATTCCGAGTGGTTTACCATAGGCTTCCACTATCTCGTTTAGGTTGCCACCAACATCGATATCCCGGCAGTGCAAGTAAAGCATTGCTTTACAATCAGGATTCTTTTGCTTAAACTTTGCATATGCCTCTATTGTCTTGTGCATATCCTTCCTTGGTTGGTTGCGGTTAACATTGATAATTAAAAAGGTGTCCGGGTCAATGCCAAAGTATTCTTTTCTAAACTCCAATAATTCCTCTCTTGGTATAGGGTAGAAATCATCTGTATTAGTGCCATGATAAATAAAGCACATCTTTTTAGTCATTTCATCAATGAGTAGTTTCTGTATCTTTTTATTAGAGCATTGTTTTATTATCTCTTTGCCTAATAAATTAAATGCTTGAAAATAACCATACCTAGTATAAAAGGCTGTTAAGTCTGCGTCCTCTACTGGCTCTAGCTCAAAGTTTTTCATTTGTCCATCAACCGGGGTGTATACCATCCACTTAATTTCTTTTTGGAAATACCCCTTGGCCCAGTCAATAGCTGATCTGATTGAATTTTTACAACCATGATTCTTTGTTATGAGGTTAGGTAGATCTTGGAAAGTAATAATAATATCAAAGTGCTCATTCATAATGAGGTTTAATAATTTCTTGCGGCCAAACATATCGCGTTCGTGATTATTCCCGGCGGCGATTATGCGGTAGGGTAATAAGTCTTTCTTGTGTAGATCAACCATAGGATCATCATAATATTGAATCGCTAATACGGTAATATCAAATAGCCCAGTGTTTTGTAGTTGCTCAAGCACGTTTTCTGATACGTTACCAAAGCCGGTGTTAGCGGTTGGGGAATCACCATACCAAAGGAGTTTATATTTCTTGGTTTTCTTACTCGCTTTATTATCATTTATAGCTTGTGCGTATAATGTTCCAGTTTCTTTTAATATTTTCTTAGCTTCTTCAAGTTGTTCTGGAAAAACTACTAATCCACCCTTATTTTTAATTTTCTTAGGCCGCCCTCTTTTCTTTTTATCTTTTTCCTTTTTTTCCTCTTTTTTTAATATATCACCATTAATTGTTTGTGCGTCTTGCATTAATACGACCTCCCTTTAATTAAATTAAATTGCTCATCCATATAACATGGTAAGAAGTTCTGCCACTTCCTAAAGAATCTATTTATATTGAAATCCATTATGGCTTGCTCTGGCATTAAACGAGGATTAAACGTCTGCCCTTGCTGGAAATAATCACTTAATTCCTTATCATCTTTGCACCACTCATTAAAAGATTCTTGGGCCTCATAGCTTATAGCAGTTATCCCGCCCCGGTGTGCGAATTTAACACCAACCACCACATTAACAAACCCGGCGTTAATGGAAGCAAGCGACATTTCATAATCATAAATATGATGGCACTTATATCCAGTATCTATTCCACCTATTTTATCTAGCATTTCACGACTACAAATCATCACCGAGCCATCAAGAAAGACTGCCGGGTGATGGTCTGTAATTCTTAATCCATGCACCTCGGCTTCTTGAGAGCCTTCAAACGATATTAGGTTACTCATAAACCCGGCTCGTGAAGCGTCTTTATTGCCACCACTACTGCCAGCGAATCCAACAATGCCAACCTTCTTGCCATATTTCTTTTCTACTTCTTCTATGATATCCAAGACGCGTTTATCCCAGTTCTTTTCAAATATATAAATATCGTTATGCACCATTGCTAAATATTTCTCTTTGGTAGCCCGGTAAGCCTGATCATAAGCCTTATAGATTCCCTTGTTAGTTTCGTTTCTTATATAACCGGCTCCAATCTTTTCAGCGTAACCCTTCACATCCTTATCTGACCCATTATCTAAGATCGTCAATTTACGTGGCTTGGATAAAGTTTCATCAAGGCTTTTAACAAGCTTCTCAATAAACCCAATCCGATTTATTACGCATGTTACAATATCCATCATTGTTTTATCCCCCTCACTTTTAAATGCAAACCAGAGGTTTCAATGCTTGCGATGGTAATATGCAACCCGGTCAATATTCTTGTTATGGCTTTAGGAGTAAATCCCATGTAGTGAAAGTTTTCTTTGTAATCTTGAGCCCCATATAATACATTGATAGCAGTAGGGAAATCATCTTTTTCTAATGCTAAACAGGCGGCTAACAGGTTAGGCACATGCAGTTCTAAAAGCCCGCCCTTCTTTAATACCCGGATCCACTCCGCAAGCACGGCATAGGTTTCCCGGTGTGAGAAATGCTCTAGGCAATCAGTAGAAAATACTTTATCAAACCTTTCATCAGGGAAGGGAAGCTCGCGTGCGTCTGCTATAACATCAGCTTTAGTTTCCGGCCGGATATCCAAGTTTATATATTCCATCGTTACATTGTTACCGCTACCGATATTCAAGGCCATTATCTCATCAAGATTTCTAGTCATATTTTTCCTCCAATTCACTCATCCTGTCTTTTAGGTATTCGATATGACCTTCCGAAGCCAGCATGCAGTAAGGTTTCATTTCCGTTAAACCCTTGAAATTATCCATCCAAATCTCAATATCTTCTTCCTTCTTTCCCATGGCCCGGGCAAATACAATGCCATGATATCGGCTTGTGATAACCTTATCCGCGTCTTTAATCATCCGGGCGGCTTCGCCTACTGTTACCATTCGCCTATCGTTTAACATGCTTTTCATTCCAAGTCGTAGACCAATCTGCTCAATAATATAATTGTCCTCGCTAGACATTGCCAACATAAAAGTGTTTTCGTTTAAGTGTTCCTTAACCCTTTCTATATAATCCTCAAACCCGAATAGTTGTTTGTTAGGAATAATTACAGTTTTAATATTATCTACTATTTGATGTTTACTTGGCTCAACCATATAACACATATCCGGCAATATAATAGGACAAACCTTATCTGATAATTCTTTTATAACCTGTGCGTCCATCTCCGATCGAACAGTAATTAAAACCGCTTTTTCCAAATAAGGTTTCCAGTTATTTATCGTATCGGCTAACCCTTTAATGTTTTTATTCTCTAGGTCTGCCTTAAAACTATTTCGGAATATCTGAACACCGCATGAAATAAAAAATAATGGTATATTTCTTTCTATCGCCGCGTCCATGTATTTCTTCATATAGTTGAAGTGATCGCTTTCGTTATCGTAAATTAAACCACCGCCACCTATAACAAGATAATCCACCTTATCCATATATCTAATATCAGGATAAGGACTATCAAATATTAAGTCATAGTCTTTGCACAAATACTTTGCAAAAATATCCTTATAACAATCATCACCAAGGTTTCCGTAGCCGGTTGCCCCGGCAAACATTATTCTCTTTTTAGTTGCCATACTTCTACACCTTCCTTATCGCTTATCTTTTTAAACCCTAAAGAAGCAAATAGTTTCTGGCTTGGCTCATTATCAGATTTTATCTCGGCAGATATTTCATCCATCGATTCATCAAGCAGTTTGTTTATTAGCATTTCCAGCGATTTCTTACCTAGCTTTTTGTTGCGGTGCTTTTCTTTTATCTTTATGCCAACCTCGCATTTATTATTATCAAAGTATTTAATATTCATATAGCCGATCACGCCTTCGGTATGTTTAATAATAAATATCTTTTGTTCCCCAGAAAAAACCTTATCAAGGAAAAAAGAATAAACATCTGCTTCCGATATTTCCCGGCTATCCTTTAAACTCTTAGCACACTCGTTCCTGATCTCTTTAATCTCTGGTATATAATTAGCATACATTTTGTCCATCTCAACTAATTCAATGCTCATATCTTAACCCTCCCAAATTCTTTAATTCGACTGATAACATATTCCTGTTCAAGTTCAGTAAGCGACGGGTAGCAAGGCAGGGATAGTAACTTCGGCCATTCGCTTTCAGTGTTGGGGCAATGCTCTTTAAAAGTTTTCCTCATTGTTTCCGGGATAAAACTATATTCATAAATAGGCTTATAATGCACTCCCGTTGCTATGCCCTGTTCTTTTAGATAAACATTCAACTCGTTTCTATTCCTAGTTTTAATTGCAAAAATATGCTGTGAAGTATTTACGCCGGGATTAGTTCCAATAAAGTCTATCCATCCTAGTCCACCCAATGCTTCTAAATATCTTCTTGCAATCATCCTTCGTGATTGGTTATGTCCATCTAATTTTTTAAGCTGAACCAAACCAATGGCGGCAGTTAAATCGTTCATGTGCATTTTGTGGCCGCGTTCAATTACATCATATTCCCAACCATAATTTGTTTTTAGATTATCCTCGCCTGACCTTTCAAAAGTTGATTTAGTAATACCAAACCAGCGAAGGGATTTCATTCGTTCGTATAAGTCTTTATCATTTGTCGTTACCATGCCGCCATCACCACAAGCCAAATTCTTAACCGCATGAAAACTAAAGCAACCAATAGTTCCCAATGATCCGGCTTTCTTGCCATCAACACTTGAGCCGCAAGCGTGAGCACAATCCTCGATAACTTTTACTTTACTAGCTAATTCAACATTGTCTGTTTCAAATTTAAACATATTCCCATATAAATGAACGGGTATTACAATTGGTCGATTTATTTTAAACTTATCAATAGTCTTTTGAATAGTTTCATCTGTCATTAACATGGTTTCAGGGTCAACGTCTGCCAAGTAAATATCACCAAGCGTTTGATAAATCGGTGCGAAGTAAGAAGCAATAAAAGTAATTGACGGCACAATAAAGCTACGAATATGCGAACCGCTTAAAGCCTGACAAGCAAGGATTAAAGCCGACGTTCCCGAATTAACCCCTAAAGCATAATCAACCCCAATATAATCGGCAAATCTTTCCTCAAACCTTCTTGTCTTTGGCCCTAATCCCCACCACTTACTTTCAATGGTTTCTTTTACCGCTTCTGATTCTTCTTCGCCAAAACTAGGCCGGAATAGTTCTATCGAAATAGTCATGCACAAATCCCCCTATTTCAGTATTTATTGCTTCAATCCGAGGTGTCCATATTGGGCGGCCGCGTTCGGTCTTTTCTCTTATCCCATCTTGATCTTCAACTCCAAAATACTTTAAAGCATATTTCCTATCCCTATCACTCTTAGCATGAAATGCTTGTTTTTCTTTGGGGTTTTCTCGTAGCGTTCCGCTTCCCCTATGATAAACCAAAGCCGGCACAAAGGTCGTTGAAAAACAACCACGTCTTAGGGTTTCTTCTGCGTGAATGTTATCATCATAATAGTCTATATTCTCATCAAGCAACCCGACTTTTTCAATAGCTTCTTTATCCCAAATAAAACAGGTATAACTTCCGCCATAAATAAATTTCTTTGTCTTACCTATATCCCGATTCATTACGTTTTCTAAACCTTCTTCGTAAGTCTTGAAATGGCTTTCTCTAATATCTACGGCGGACACACGAACCATGCGGTCATCTCGCCGGTTATCCCAAGCCCAAACCAAGGTGTCTATTGTGTCCGGGCGAAATACAATATCGTTATTAGCATAAATAATATGCGTAATCTCCGGGTCATTCATTGCTTCTTGCATGGCCCGGTTGGCCCCCTTGCTAATCCCTTCATTCTTATCAAAGTTTATTAGCGTTATCGGGTGCTTCTTTGCTTCTTTACTTAACCCAAACCATTCTCGGCTCCCGTCTTGCGAACCATTATTTAAAATAATAATTCTATACTGGTGCTTTGTTTCAATGCTTGCTATAAATTCTTTAGTGAATCCTAAGCAATTATAAATCGGTGAGCAGATACAAATCTTTTTATCTTGCATATAAGTTGACCTTCCTTGTGTTCTGTTGTATAATTATATCATGAAAAACAAAAAATATCCTAAAAACTTTTGGAAGAATAAAATTTGTTCCGTTGATAACTGTAATCGCATAGTCCTGTGTAAAGGTTATTGTTCTAAGCATTATTATAGAAAAAAAACTACTGGACGACTTTGGAAAATGTTTGCAGAAAACGGAACAGGCCATATCAATAAGCGTGGATATAGGGTTTTTAACATTAAAGGTAAAAAAATATCTGAACATCGCATGATAATGGAAAAACATCTTAATCGTCCACTGGAAAAAGGAGAGGTAGTTCATCATATAAATGGAATACATGGCGATAATAGAATTGAAAATCTTATTATTATGAGAAATTATCAACATGCTTCCCTTCATCATAAAGGTAAAATCCTTTCAAAAAAACAAAAAATTGCTTTACGCAAAGCTGGAATGAAAGGGCTCAAAAGCAGATGGGGATAATAAATTGCTATTTTCATTATTTACTCCTCAACATAACATTTCCAAACTTGTCGTGAATCTGAATAGTCTTTACTCCTATCAGCCCAAGGCTTCCTTATCGCTGTGCTTGTTCTCATTGAATCCCCGATAAACTCAACCCTATCGAAATGTTTCTTTAATGAGTTGAGGACAACTTCTTTAGTCGCCTTGGCTTCATAGTTGGTAAGTTCACCAATAAAAACCTTCTTAGTTACGCTTCTGACCTTAGCAGTAACCTCATCAACCGAATACTTCCCAACCTGATGAAATAAATATAAAACCGCTAAAGCAAAAACATAATCAAACTTCTTGTCGCCAAAGTCATGCCTCATAAAATCATCTTCAATAAAGCTTATTTCTCGCTTCCTGAAATTCTTCTGCAAAAACTTTGCACCTTCTATGTATGGGCCGGGCGGCTCTATCCCGCAAACATTAGCCCATTTCAAGGCCGCCAAGTTTGCTATCTCGCCAATGTTACAACCAATATCTAACACGCTTCTATAAGCCATTTGCTCCCGGCTCATATTTAAAACTTTATCCCACTTAAACTTTGAATCGGACATCCCAGTGTTTACAACTCCGTTGCCATAGTCAAAGCTTTGGTATTGAAATACTCTTATATTTTGGTCTAGGTATTTTTGCTCAAATGCTGATAGCTTGGCGATCCGTTGTGTCATTGTCTTTTCTATATTCTCATTGATAAACTCAACGATCATTTCAGAGCAATCATCAATGTTTTTAGGGGAGTGTAATTTATATCTACCCCTTGAGGCGACAAGTTCATAGGTGTCCACAACACCCTCATAATAATTCTTATCTGCCAAGCACCTATCAATAAATACTTTAAGCGATGAAAGTTTATCAACCCTCATGTCCGGCACGTTGATCGGCTTAGCGTTCCTTGACCAATCTTTCCAATCCAATTTTAAATTGATATATAAGACGGCAAAGTTTTGTTGCTCTGTCATAAAATCAAAAACATAACCGGCGTGAGTTTCTACAATAAAAATATTGGTAGCAGTTGTTTCAAAGATAGTATCAAGTTTTTTCTTTAATGCTTTATAGGTAACGTAAACCCTATCACAAACAATATCCAAACTATCAACCGTATAATCCGAGGGCAATTCTTTTTCTAGTTTCCTTATTAGCGAAGTCTTTCCCGAGTAACATAATCCGTTTACGAATACAACTAATTTATCCATTGTTTTCTTCCTCCATTATATCATGCCGTCGCCATCATTTTCCATTCACCAATCTATTGGCCATCTTATAAGAATCAAAAGTGCCGGCGTCTGTCCAATATCCATTTAAAACAAAATGACTTAAAGCACATTCTTTTAAATATTTTAAATTAACATCAGTGATTTCCAACTCACCTCTATCACTTGGCTCAAGTTCTTTAGTAAAACCAAACACCCTTGAATCATAAATATAAGCCCCGGTTATTGCTAGGCTACCTTTAGGGATTTTAGGCTTTTCTTCGATTGAAATTATTCTGCCTTCTTTTACTTCTGCAATCCCAAATCGTTCCGGGTCCGGCACTTCCTTTAAGAAAATATAAGCACCGTTTTTATAATTGTTAATGAAAGGAGTTAGTGAATCCTCAAAGATATTATCGCCAAGTAAGACAACCACCGGCTCACCACTTGCGAAATCCTCGGCCAGTTGTAATGCTTGAGCAATTCCACCGGCTTCGTCTTGCACTTTATAGGTAAACCTACAACCAAAGCCGCGGCCGCTTCCAAGCAAGCTAAACATCTTTCCCATATGTTCCACGCCAGTTATAATTAAAACATCCTCAATTCCAGCCTCGATCAACTGATTGATTGGATAATAAATCATTGGGAATGCACCAACCGGAAGCAAATGTTTATTCGTTACCTTCGTCAACGGGCGAAGCCTTGATCCTGAACCGCCGGCCAAAATTATGCCTTTCATTCTTTATCCTCCCATATGTATAGAACATGTATAACTATACATATTTTATACATATTAATAATAATTATTACTCGGTGTTATTCTGTAGGCTTCCTTCTCTGGCCAAGGATAACACTTAATCCCTAACTTCTTCGCCTTCTTCCTGGCGTATTCGTTGGCTACTCTAGCCTTCTTGAACCGTTTCAATAACTTTTCCTTTGTGAACTCTCTATCGTTTAGCTCCTCATACCACACACTGCACCCACCACTATAACTACTAATATCTTGGTATACGCTAATCAGCTTCATTTATTCTTTCCATAAATCTTGTCTTTATTCACTACATGGGTATATGGAATTACATCTTTTTTCTTTTCTTTTTTAGCCAGTAGTTTAATTATCATTTTTTCTGCCTCTTCTATCACGCCAGTATCCATATTTTGATGAAGCTGTCCTTGTAAATATGCGTTTACAAAAACTCCACCTAAAATCGCATAAATTGTATCGTGGCAATATTTAAGCGGAATAATTGATTTTTTCTTTTTCATCTCTCCTCCTTAATCAGCTTCATTTATTTTGGTTACCTCACAACGAACTCTTGGGTTCTTTTTATCAATACTAGAATAACAGTGCCAATCCACTATCTGCCTATCATTCTTGATAACCCCAGCAGACTGCAAACAATCATAGATGATTCCTTGTAAGTTCACCGCATCTTTTCTATTATCCTTCTTGTAGATGTGTAGAATCACTTCTACGGGGTCTGTGAGGCATTTCTTGGCACTTCTAGGGCAAAGTAGGGCAAATGCTTCTTTGTAATGCTTAACTGCATTATCTTGATGATAAAATCTACCACCTTTACCGACCCTGATACTGTTCTTTAAACATGGAATATCACCTTCTATTACAAAGTCTATCATTCTTTATCCTCCAACCAATTTCTAAACTTCATTTGTTCATCTTCTTACGCTTTGTCATTGGGTAGCTCCATTAGTTTATTCTCTAACAAAAACAAATAAATCAAGCACTTGGCTCTAGCGTTGGCTTCGGTTTCATCGGCCCATGATTCTTTTCTTTCTCCTATCATAATCCCCCATGCGTCATTTGATCCTTTCAGTGTTTGTAGTGTGCATTGTGGTAGCAATTTACCCAACTCTGCAACGGTGTAGGCGGCGTAACTAAGGACACTATTAGGAGGGAAATCCTCTCTCATCGTTAAATGAAAATCTTGGCTCGGCTCTCCATCTAGCTTTGCCTCATCAACCCAATACCACAATGATTTTTGCGTGCAACCTAGCTCCTTCAGCTTCTTACTTAACTCTAAACTACAAACTTGTTCTTCTAACTCCATTTTATTTTTCCCTCCTAAACAACCTATTGAAAAACCTTCTTATCTTCCACCTTCGCCATCTTCTCCGCTGTGCTTGGCTCTGCTTCCAACGCCCTGACCTATTCATTACTCCCCCTCCAGTGGACATTTTTTTAAATCGCAAACCCATTTCTTTTCAAATCTACAATATCCTGCCGTTCCTTGCAAAAAACTATTATTATAATATTTATTGCCACCATATTTACAAGTTGTCCAATTACTATTAGGTTTCTGACATAGATATTTCTTCTTCATTATTTACCCTCCTCGGAAAGTGCTTTTAGGATTGCTTTAACGCCAGCTTCTGCGTCTGCCCTTCTATATTCAGATGGTGAAACAAACATTGTTTTTAATAGAATTTCAACTAGCTTCTCCTCATCAACCTCTTTCGCTAGGGAGAGGACTTTGTCTAGGGCTGAATTAAAAACTATTGACCTAAAATTTGTTCTTTCAAATGATTGACTTCTTTCAGAATCATCAGCTATTGTTTCTGGCGATATTAGGTCTACCTTCAACCCCTCAACAGCTTTTGCGTTTATGAACTTTCCCATTATTTCTCCTCCAGTGCTTTTAATGCTGTCCTATTTATCCCCGATGCCATGCCAACATTCATGGTTTACTTCTCCAGTGCTTTTAGTCGGTCTATTAGTGCGTCAATGGTTTCTGCAATTACTTCCATGTCCTTCTTTGCCTCTGGACAAGTAACGCAAAAATTTATTCGCCCTAACTTCCTTGGTAGCTTGGGTCTAGGTTTTAATCCAATATAATCCTCAACAAAAGCATTAAGGCGATTTTCATTTAGGCGACACCAACCAACAATCTCGCTCAATATTTCTTGCGTTGTTGCCTCACGACCCAATTCCCCCATATCAATATATGGTGTTATTATTGGGAATAACTTTTCTATCTTTTCTTTATTATCCATCATCCCTCCTCCCCCTCCAGTGCTTTTAGGATTGCTTGGCGACCTTCAATAAGCCCATCAACTTTTCCTTGACTATAAGCAAAAAGCAAATCATCGGAAACCTCTTTCGCTAGGGAGAGGACTTTGTCTAGTGCTTCGTTATACCCAGTATTAAAAGTCCAAGATAGGGGTCTTGTTTCACCGGTAGGTTTTACTAACCCCTCAACATCTTTTGCGTTTATTAGTTTTGTCATTTCTCACCACTATCATCAAGCGTTTTTATCTTGTCTTTTAAAATCATTATAATAGTTTTTAATTCTTCTATAGTAAATATTTTTACTTTATTCCCCAAAAAAATCAATTCATCAACAATCTTTTCTCCGTGTTTTTTTATTAGGTTATTTGCATAAAGCCCCAAATTTCCGCTTAAATAATTATTACAATGTATGCACTGACAATTAATATTTTGAACATTATAATCAAGGCTGTCCTTATGGATAAAATGCCCGGCGTTTTGTTCTTCCCAAGGCCTAATATCTCCGCAAGTAAAACAACGTCCGCGATCTCTACGCCTAATATAAATTGACATCAACGTCCAAGCCCTATCCTTCAATCTATCTTTTAGCGGCCTCATCTTTTACTTCTCCACTTTTCATATATTGTTAAAAGTTCTTCAAACTCAATACTGTCTAAATCTATTTTTTGTTTAGGGCAAACTTCATATAAGAATTTCTTAACTAACTCCGGGACACTAATCGAATAATCCAACTCCGGGATCCCCTTTAACTTTCTTATAATATTTCTCAAATCTGATCGGCTTAACAGTCTGGCATTCTCAATCAATTCTCCGCAGTTTTCACTGGTTACGCTATTGCTTATTATGTAAAGTTTATCCTGATCAATATATTGAACGTCTTTAAGCATTTTAAATTTGTTAACAAAAACATCAAAAACTTTAATTAACTTATATGCGGTTATTCTTGAGAATGATAATTCGGGGTCTGCTAAAAACTCATTGAAGGTTTCATATTCCGGCTCAAACAATTTCTTATCTCTTACCTCATAAAGCACGCCGCCGATTTCAAAAGCCTTTACTGATACTTCTTTTTTTAATGCAATCAATCTTTGCTTAACATCAAACAAAGTTATTTTATTCATATTCGTTTCTCATCTTTTTTAGAATCTCATTGTATTTTTCAGATATCGCGATTGTTAACTCTTTAGCGGTTTCTCTATTTATAGGATAAAAATTACTTATCTTTTTACCATTAGATAAAATCTTGTTTGGATAAACCAATTTAAAAGAGCCATCCAATCTTGTGTAGATTCCTATATTTCCAAAATAAAAACTATTATCTAAAACAAAAGAAGCGAATGCTATCAATCCGTTATTAGGCTTTATCGGCACAATGTTAATTTCTGAGATATTCACTTTTCACCTCCATATCTTCAATCGGGATTATGTAAAGAGTAATGCCCCTAACCTTTTGTGTGGGGTATTGTCTAAGCTTAATCGAGTTCACATAATAAGTGGCCGGGCAACTTTTATTGCCATACTTATCTGTATAGTCCACCGTTACTTCAATTCCTTCTTTTCCTTTGATTCTAAAATTAGCAATCCCAACACATTTTTTTCCACCGTTCCAAATTGGCTCTCTTATATTTAATCTTGCAGTCATCATATTTTCCTCACTTTCTCTTTTTAAATCCAAATTTCTTTCTATAATAATTTATTAGTTGCCAATGGCAACCCTGCAATTCAGCGATCCTACTAACCGGCACTCTTAAATGCTCGTAATAACTTAACAGGGCAAATAGTTTCCCTTCATCATCAATATCGCCAAAGTTATTGCCGATTTCTTTAATTATCCTTTTAAACTGTTTGCCTTTTCTTTTAAATATTTTCATGTTAAGCACGCTTTACTGTAGGGGCGAATGTATATCCACCCCCACCAATTTCCCTAGAAGGGAGCCTCTGCCCCTTCCTTTCTTATTGACCACTTTGTTTTACCGGCACTATCTTTTTCTGTTCTACTAACAGTCAACATATCGCCAGCCTTGTAATTATCAAACTGTGCAACTAACGAACTATTCCTAACAGTTAAACTTTTCTCGCCATCATCTGTTAAAAACTTAAAATTCCAACCCATCCCATATTTCGGATCATCTGTTTCTACGCCCTTACCAGTCCATTCAGCCGTTACGCTTCCGCCCGGGTCCACACTTAAAAACTTACTCTGCTTTTTTGCCCAATCTCCATATTGTCCCATTTTAATTTTCCTCCTTTTCGTCTTCAATATTTTCGTCTGTTTCAACTTTCGCTTCTTTCGCCTTCGATACATAATCATCAAAGTCAGGAAATGATCCTTTTATTTCATCAATTACCTCCACGTTTAATTTTGTCATCTTGGAATCTTTAACACACCTTGTTAAAACCCTATTCCAAGAGCCGACCTTTTTCTTATACATATTATCAAATTCAAATTGTGATTCTATCCCATAAAGCATTGTCAAATAATTTGAATATGCTACCTTAAAATTAGTAGAAAACCTAAACGTATCATCATTAAAAACAATCGGTTTCTCAAGTGGCGGCTGTTCTTTGGCATTAATATATTGAGTCATTTTTTCAATATCTGCCCGATATTTTGATTCAACATCTAAAGAATTTTTTGTCAACCCAAAACCTAACATTCGCAAATCATCTTTTGATATATATGCTAGTTGGCCTTCCTCTCTATCATCAGCTTTTAGATAATGGAATAATTGCAATATATGCTGTTTGCTTGCTCCAACCTTCGCATAGCGTTCATACATAAAACTAGAGCAACTTTTAACTTCGAGAATTATTTCATCAAGCCCATCAGGGAATTTTTCTAAAAAGTATTTAATCATTGCTTCCGCACCTCTTGAGAAAAAATCTGGTAATTGCAAATCCCCAATAACTTGTTTAACTTTTTCAAAATCTGGTTTGCCGCCCATCAAATAATCATATTTCCCGGTAACCTTCAAAAGCCCCGGGTATTGAAAAGCTAACCATTTCTGATTGTCTAATGCGATCCCGGCCCTCTTTAAAACAATACCGACAATCCATTCCATTAAATTTCCGGCTTCAAATTTTCTTAACGATCGGGGATTAGGTGGATTGCTCGGGATAACTGCATTCATTTTTAAGTATCGGTCTACAAACGATCCGCCGATTTCAGAAGCCCAAATATGATCTCTCTGTTTTAAAACTCTTTCTTCTCTGCCTTCTAGTGCCTTATTCCATATTTCATAAAAACTATATTTCATTTTATTACTCCTTTATTATATCATTTCAATTATTCGTGTCAACCCTATTTATACTTAATCTATCCTTTCTTTTTAATAACCAACTTCTCAAAAGAAGCCTTCCGACAATTTCTTTTCCCCGATGATCGTTATCGTCTAAATGCTCCATAAGAGATTGCCGCTTCTTATACCAATCACGCACATGGTTGTCTTGCCTATCTTCCATTTTTATTTCTCCGCAATTTTTCAATGACTTTTTTAACTTTAGCTTTAAAACCATGTTCTTGAATCAAAGCAAACAAGTAACCTCTCCAAAAATCTTTTGTGTAACGCTTCATTTATTCACCATCCTTTCTTTATATATTCTCTAAAGTTTTTTAGCATTTTCCCTTAAAAATAAACTGACTTGATTTATCATCTCTTGAGATTTATCAACAATCTTCCCGGCCTCTCTACTTGATAAATTAGGGACTTCAATTTTATCTAAGAGGTTAGCAAAATTTATTAGCTTTTGTTTATCAGGAGCTAACAATTCTTTTCTTTTCTCCTCTTCCTTTTTATATATTTCCTGTTCCCTAGCTTCTTTTTCCATTCTCAATTTTGTTTCAATGGCTTCTTTTTCCATTCTCAATTTCGTTTCAACCTTTTCTCTTTCTTCTTTTTCTTTTTTAATAACTTCGTCTTGCTTGGCCTTTTCTTCCGCCGCCCTTTTCTTTTCAGCAGACAAAATTTTCTCCCGACTTTCCCGTTCTTTTTTTAAAACTAACTCTTGCTTATCTTTTTCTGCTAAAGCAACTTTACGTTCCTCTTTTAAAACTTCATTTTCTTTTCTGATTTTCTCCTGTTCCTCTGCCCTCTTTCTTTCCTCATCAAGCCTATTGGCTTCAACCTTACGCTCTGCTTCCTTTTTAGCCTCATAAGCTATTCGACAAGTTTTTAATAATTCTTCAAACATTTTATCAGACATTCCATCAGACACTTTCTTTACATAATATAAACCAGTGTCTTCAACATAGCCTTGTAATTGAGTTATTCTATCAGCAAATATTTCTTCATCTCTTTCTGCTTTTTTGTTTTCAGCAAACTTCTCCTGTTTTTCAAGATATTTCTCAACAGGAAATATTAAGGCTTTAATAATATTCGCGGCTCCATCAATCGCCCTTCCTTCTCTCAAAGATTTTTCCTTCATCTCTTTACGCTCTATGTCTGTATCCAATCTAATATCTCTAATTTGAAATCTAAGTTTTCTAGCTAATTGCATAGCTTCAACTTGGCCCTCATCTGTTACAACAATTTCTTTAGCTAAAATTGCAACCTCATTCGCTTGTCTAAAATATCCCCCAAAACCATTCGTTAAAGCTTGTATTCTTTCAACATCTAAACCGCTTTTTTCTAAAACCACAACTAACGCATCTTTTTTATTTACCAATTTAATATCCTCCTTATTTATTTTTTGTGCCTCATAACATTCAACCGCACTCTGGCATTCTATACATCCGTCATCAACTCCGTCTTTATCACAGTCCGGGTCAATCGGTTTAAATTTCATTTCTTCAAATCCTCCTCTTTTTTAAATCTTTCACATATATAACTAATTCTACAAGAGCATTTAAACGGTAATTCAACTCTGCCATTAACAAAATTCGGGATCCCTCTTGCCCAACAAATCGCTTCTCCACTTACCCATGTTAAATTTTCGCAATCTTTACAAAATCCAAAATTCATTTCATGCCCTGCCTTTCCCTTCTCAATCTAAGGGCGATATAGAATCCTTTACATCTCCAACCAAACCTACCGGCTAAATGATTCATTTGATTACGATACTTATTCCTCAATTTTAATTTTAACATTCTTCAAATTCTCCTTTTTAATAATCAGATGGATACATGATTGTATAAACTTGTTGATCTTCCATAACCCAAACTTCCTTCATATTCATTTTGGTTTTATAAAGGCCATCATAAGCACCCCGGCGAAGATCGGTATTTTTAACCCTAACAAATTCATTCCAAATTTCCATAATTCCAGCCATTGAAATATCTTTAACGATAGCCGAGGTTGCCATGATTGGTTTGCCGCCAGATAATTGACTCCAACGATTTTCAAAAACCTTCGTTAAAAAACCATCATCAACCGCTTGATCCGTGGAGTAACTAGATAAAATCTCATTCACTTTTCATCACCTCCTCAACTTTTCATTAATTATATTCTTTTCATTTCTCATTTACAATCTTAATTATATACTATTGCATAATAGTTGTCAAGCCTTTTCGGCTGTCTTACCGGTAAACTTTTCCCATCT